GTTTCCTTTCTAATTCAGCGATTTTATTTTTCAGCTCTGAATTTTCTTCAACCGCTTTTTGAACGTTGTTTGAATATTCTGTACCGCATTCAATGATTGAATTTATGTATTTGTCGCATAATGGCTTTATACCTTCAATTTGAGCAAACTCATCTTTGTAGTGTTCAAACAAAAACAGGTTAAAGGCTTCCATTAACTGCCGTTTATTTTCATTCACGGTTTTATTTTTGTTTATGAAATTAAGTTGGTCGGCACTTAGTTTTTCACAATATTTTGTTAATTTCCGCCAGTAGCCTGTTTCATTTGTTGGGGTTTTATGCTCCAACGAGAAAATTTTCTGTTCTATTTCGTTGATTTTTCCGACCTTATCAGTGTCATAAAACATTTAGTTTTTCTCCTATTTTTTTGTAGCTGTGTCTGTAGGTGCTTCCCAGCTGTTGTATCGTTGCATTGGTTTAGGACAAATACTATCAAGTGGCATTTTCAACACACCAGGAACAAACGTAGCATTAACGTATTCAAATAATTGTTGATTTTTATCATCAATTTTTTGATTAAGGAAAGCGAAGTTGTCAGCTGTTTTTTGTCCGTCAACTGCAATTTGTTTATCCATATCAGCATTTTTTCTAACAAGTTCAGCAAAATTCTCTCTTGTAGTATCTTCTAATCTTCTAACTTCTGAAATAATGCTTTTATATAGGTCAATACCGACACTATCAGTGTATCTTTCTGATCGTTCTTTTCCTAGTTCAGCTTGTAAAGCTCCGATTGTTCTGGTATCTGTGTTCATAATTGCGTCAGTTGCACCAACAGCGATTGCTCCACCGTTACGAGATACCCCACCGCCTAAGACACTGCCACTATTTGCCCATTGATTAAGTAATCCGACAGTACCAGCAATACCAAGACCTAATGCAGTGCCAGCAACACCAGCAGACCCTACACTTCTGACCCCTTCTTCTGTTTTGATTTGCATAATAAACACCTTCCTTTTCTGTGCCGATTACCTTAATCCATAAAAAAATCTCTTATACATAAAGTATAAGAGTGTTTTAGGTCAAATTGTTTATACATTTATAGTATTTGTTTAATTTTTTCATCCAAAAGTGCAGTTAATGCAATTTTAACTTTTAAAAAGGCTTGTTCTTTGATTGTTTGAAAGGTTGAACGAGATATATTTAACAACGAACAAACCTCATCTCTGGATATTTCACGTAATAAGAAACTTTGGAGGAGTTTATATTCAATATCCGTCAATTTTGCTATTTTCAACATTTTGTAAAATAATTCACTATTCATAAGTTTTAAAATCTTTTTCATTTCTTGCATCGCTATCACCCTTTCTTGTTTCGTTGGATATTATAGCTGTAAAGAAATTATTGTTTACTTTAATCGTTGTTCCAATCTTCATCATAAATACGGGGTAGTTCAATTCCTTTCTTTTTTTTCTTGAACCAGTTTATATTCAGACTTACACCAGCTCGGTACAAATACTGAATATATTTAGGAGTCTTAGGACAGTCGGCATCTCGGAGCATTCTATAAAACAAATTATTTATCCAATGCCCAGAAATATCTACAACTTCAAGATATTTCTCTGGAATATCATTGCATAAGGTTTCGTTATCTTTTGTTATTAAAATTCGTTTGAACTTCAATAAATCTTCTGTCAGGTTTACTTTTATCATCTGTTTATATTTACACCCGACATCGTGTAGATGTGAACACCGAGTATCCCAATCTTCAGAATTTACCCACGTAAAATCATCAGTCTGAAATAACCGCCAAGCTAAATAAATTGTGCCATCATCATCTTTGTATAATTCATTAGACAATAGCTTATACATTCCTTTTTTAGCTAATTGCTTTTTTACTGATGAACTTGTTAAGAATTTTCCCATTTATTTTTCCTCACATCTTGATTATATCGTGTCGATTTTTCGGCAGATTTTGCCGAATTTCAAAACCTATAAGATGAAGAAAAAAGGAGAAATTATGGCGGACTACTTAATAAACTTTTCAGAAGCTCAAAAGATTAAAGCCAGTGAAGTAAACTCTAATTTCCAATATATATTAGATAAAACTACAGACAATGCTGATAGGTTAGAAAACTATATTGATACAGAGCTTGCAAAAAATACTGCAAACACAGAATCAAGTGTCTCAACATTAAAAAGTAGTGTAGATACAAGTATTGATAGTTTAACTACTAAAATAAATAATAAAGTTTTTACATATGTCAATAAGTATGTAGAAATCGGGATAGGCACAACGTCATTAAGTTCATATTTGCCTAACGATAGTAAAAAATATCTTGTCTGGGTAAGAGGGAGATGTACTGGGCAGAGTGCCAATAATAATCTTTATGCTTCTTCTGATATTGCAAGCAATATTATTGTAGCTGGTATGGGTTATGACTCTGGAAGAAGCGACAGCTCAGCCAGCACTGCAGTTGTCCCAGTCGGTAGTGGCCGTAAAATAACTTTGTCATTAAGCGGTGGTAGCTCTGAAAGTACAGCATTACTAGGGTATTTAGGAGTATAGGAGGGGTTATGGATTATTTTATAAATATCAAAGACAATGAAATTATAAGTTGCTCAAACTTAGAACTTCTGGATACAGATGTGGTTAATGCGAAGGTTACAGATGTAACTTTTAATGAGTACAAGACAACCCCAGATAAGTTTTACGCAGAAAATAACGAGTTAAAAAGATTAACTGACACGGAATATGCTCAGAAACAAAATCAAGCGGAAAAAGAGCGTGTATCCAAGTTATCAATGACGAAATATGACTTTTATAAATATGTATGCCAACCATACGGCATAACATACGACAAACTTATGGAGCTAGTTAATTCAACAGATGAAACAAAAGCAGGCTGGAATTTATGCAGTGCGGTATATCGTGGAGATGAAACTTTAACTACTGCTATAAACAAGTTCTTACCAAACCTAACAGATGATAAACTAGATGAAATATTTAAACAATACGGCAATTAGTCGAGGGAATTATGGAAATAAAAAAAGAGATTATAGAACCATTAGAAGAACTGAACGAACAGCAAAAAGCAGATTTAGCAAAAAAAATTACTGATAACTTCACTCAATGGGATACGGACAGACAATCACAAATCACACTTGCAAGAGAAATTATGTTAGAAACATATCTCAATCAACCCTCTAAAGAGTTCAAAAAAGGGCAAGAGTGGAAATCAGATGTTAAACTCAATGCAATCTATAATATTAAACGTGCAAGAAAGTCTGTAATATGGCGAGAGATGTGGTCTAACACCTCTCAAATGTTTGATGTTCGTGGTACAAACGAACAGACAGAAAACCAAGCAAAACTGCAAAAGGCTTCAATCGTTGACAGTTTAGAGCGAATGGAGATAGGCAAGCAGTATGATAATGCCGTAGATAATCTCTATGATATTGGAGAGATGATATTCAAGACAGACTGGGAACAACGTAAAAAAGTTGTTAAACGTCAGAAAAAAGATGTCGGTTTTGTTTTGATGAATATCGCACGCAGTTTAACTGGTGCTGGGTATGAGCAAGCACCGCTTAAGGAAATCGAAATTCCATACTATGAAAATGCAAGAGTTGAAAGTATTTCACCTTTTATGTTTGTTTTTGACGCAAGCAAATACAAACTCAAAAACAAAGATAGTTGGGATAGTATAATTAAGATATACAAACGTTTTGACAGTTTAGATAATATCAAAAATAACGGTGTATATAAGCTCACTCCGCAGATGATTGAGGAATTAAAAGAGCTTAAAGACGATAAATCAGAAGATAATCAAGAAACGGTAGATATAAGAGATAAAGACGAATATTCAGGCGAATATTCTATCCTCTATGCTCACGGAGATTTTAAGATAAATGGGAAACTATACAAAAACTATGTAGCCGAAGTGGTTGCTGGTAAGTACTTAGTTAGATTTGAGGAAAATCCTATGTACATTAACCCATTTATCCTTTGTGCGTTAGAGTTTGACCCTACAACCAAAAGGGGTATATCTCCACTCAAATCTTGTTTTGGTATGTGTCAAATTGAGGAAGAATTGACTAATACCGCCTTCGATATTCAAAAACTTAGTGCAAATCCTCCAAGTTGGGGAAGTGATGATTTATTCGATGAAAACAACACTGAAGCCGATGGAACTATAGAACTTTCTCCAGGAAAGGTTGTAAGATACAAATCTGATTACTCTGGGAGCTTCCCACAAGCGATTTCAATCAGTGCTACAGGTATTTCTGATTTATTAGGCTTATTAGACCAAAAGATAAGTGATATTTCTTCCGTATCGTCTGTGATGTATGGCAACATTGAGGACAGCAAGAGAACCGCAACAGAATTAAGCCTTGCAGACAAAGGCTCATCATCACAAATAGGCAAAGAATTGGATATTATTAACCAAGATTTCACTATTCCTATGATTAAGAACGTTGCAGAACTTCTTGCAATGTTCAAAAACGGTGTTGACTTTGTTTATGCACAAGAAAAAGGGCGAAACGTAGAATATAAAATTACAAACGAAATTAGACAGGCTGAATATAACTATATTTACGAAGATAGAAACGCAATAAACGACAGAAAAAGCAAATTTCAAGAGTTATATCAACTATTTCAAGGGCTTGCTCAAATGCCTGAAACCAATCAAATGATAAATTGGAAAGAAGTTGCGACAACTGCGGTTGAGATGATAGGCTTTGATAATACCGACAAATTTTTCAATCAAGATACCCCAGCTCAACAGTTTACTAACGGTTTGAAACAGTTACCGCAACAGGTTCAAGAGCAATTAGTGCCGATATTATCCCAACAGGCTCAACAGTTCGCACAACAACAACAAATGCAACAGCAACAACAGCAAATGCAACAGCAAGCTAATAATCAAGTTCAAATGGATATGTACAGACAGCAAGCAAGGCAACAAGCACAAGGGGAAATGTTAGGTGGTGTAAATGGCTAGTCTTTGGGATTATTTAAACAAAACAAATTTACCAACAGAAAAAGAGGTTGGTTATCAGATAAAAAAAAGTAATTCCCCTTTTGCTAACGATAGCGGAATGGACTACGACCTGAGGGGTTTTTATAACAAATACGGAACATTGCAACCTACCGCAACAAATGGACACTTAACAGATGAATTTAAAACACAAATTCACCCGACATTTAGTATTGAAAGTAAATACTATACTGGTGAGCCTTATGCGGTGGATTGGGAAAGTGAACAACAACCATATAAAAGATTAAGTGAATTGGGGATTATGTAATGGCTGATTTGTATGGTTATTTGACATCTGAAAAACCATTAGAAGGGTATATCTCAAACACTGATAACCATAATGACGAAGCTATAGCCGTTGATATTTTTTCAACCCTTTGAGCTTTTTTAGTCCAATATTGCCCGATTTGACAGTTGTTATGCTGGTTTTATGGAAATAGAAAACCTTATTAGGCTTAGGAATTATATTGTAACCACCGAAGGAAGTTTATTGTTAGACTTCCTGTCGGATTACATCACTGAAAACTCTTGCAAAGCACGTGAAGCAAGCGAAATTAAGGGGATGTGCGAATTATTGCACCAAATAAAGACTATCCCTAGTAAGGTTGAACAACTAAGGAGAAAGTAAACAAATGGCAGAAGAAACAACAATTTCAACACCCGTTGATAGCAGTGCCGTAGATACTTCTTCAAACGTTGAACCTGAAGCAACCACAACAGAAGTTGCGACAGACACTTCAACAGAAGAACCTACAACCGCAGAAACAACGGCTGAAACAGAAACGCAAACAGCAGACACTCAACCTGAAACACTGTACGCGGGGAAGTACAAAAGTATTGAGGAATTAGAAAAAGGCTACAAAGAAGCTGAAAAATCCTTTACAAGGGCTAATGAGTTAGAGAAAAAGTACAATGAGCTTATCCAAAAACAACAAACAGAAGCTCAACAAGTGCAAGCTCAAAAACTCCAACAAGCACAGGCAAGAGGATTTAACAGTGTAGAGCAACAAGAAATTCACGACAAGGTACAACTAGCAGAGTTTGAATATTATGCAAATAATATCCAACAAGTACCACCTGAATATTCAGAAAATGCACGTCAAGCCTTACTCAATTATTACAACACTGCAAATACTGCTTATTTAGAGGAAGCTAAGAGATATTTTTCAAGCAACTTTATCGAAAATGTAGCAGTAGCAAAACAAAACCTAACTAATCAACTAAACAGAGAGCTTTCGAATAAACGTTATCAACAGAGCGACAAGCAAGCCCAAGAATTAGCAACGGTTTTAAAGGCTGATTATGCCGACTTTTTAGCAGATGTGAACACTAACGAAGGGAAATCACAAGCACTAAAGGCTTTCTGTGATGTCGGTTCTATCAACTCAAAAGAAGATATGCAGATTTTTCAGGATATTTACTCAAAGATTGCAAACTATGAAAGAACGCAAGCAATCAAAGAGTATGAAGCTCAAAAAGCCATTGATAAAACAAAGCAAGCAAGTCAAATAAGCACAAATCCTTCCGATTTCGTGCTTGGAGATACTGTGCCAACGTATGCAGAAATTGCAAAAATGACACAAAAACAATTTGATGAGGCTTGCAGAAAATTCGGTGAAGACAAAATTATTTTAGCAAAATAGGAGAATTGAATTATGGCAATGACATCAAACGTATTTAAACCCGAGCTATGGTCTAAGTTATTACTTAGAGATATTATGGACGGTGGTGTAATGTTAGATTGTGTGAACCGCAACTATGAAGGCGAAATCAAATCACAAGGTGATACAGTTCACATTCAAAAAGTAGGCGATATTAAAGTTAATACCCACGATGATAACACTGATATGACTTATCAAGACATCGCTGGCACAACTATTCCTTTGGTTATCGACCAAGCAAAAGACTTCGCTTTCTTAGTATCTGATATAGACAAAGTTCAATCAAATGTAGAACTTATGAAACAATACACTAACAAAGCAAAGAAAAATATCGTTCTTGTAAAAGACGCTTATTTGCACGCTTTGGGTGTTGCTGGTGTTGATTCTAAAAACCAAATGGGTACTGTAGCTATTACAGCTTCCAACGTTTACGGCACATTAGTAGAT